GAACCATCACCTAAATATGTTCCAAATGATGCTGTTGAGGTTGCACTTGAACTTATATTTCCAGAAGCTGTAATATTTGCGAGGACTAAACTCCCCCAACCATTAAGACCTATACCAAAATGGTTTGGAATTGCAGATATATCTGTGAATTGAGATCCTCCTACATAAAAATCATTCCCGTATATGTTACCACTTGAACTTATATTTCCTGAAGCAGTTATATTACTATGTACGACAAAAGAATCTAAATTATAAAAATGAGTCCCTAATTCACTAAAACTTAACCTTTGTGAACCTCCTACATTAAAAGTCATAGCAGTACTACCACCATCCATATAAGTATTACTTCCTGATCCGTTAAATTGGAATGGATGGTTAAGAGGTACAGAAATTGAATTAGCTTGCAAGTGGCCACTGGCACTTATATCTCCTGATGCTGTTATATTTGTATTAATTTCAAATCCTTTATCAGGAGCAATAGATGCAGTAGCTGAGCCAGATGCTATTCTAGATAAATTAAGACCAGTTATTCCTGATGCCGGTATGCCTGTTAAACCTGAGCCTTCCCCTTCGAAGCTTCCACTAAAACTACCACTAAATGTGCCGTTACCACTTTGTGCAAATGATGCTGTATCAGCGTAGCTTGAAGATACTTCTTTAATTATTTCGTGTGAGGCACTTACTGCGTAGTGAGAATAACTAGATGTTATTGCATAGCTTGATGAAATTACTCCTGTTATTTCTGATCCGTTGCCTAATAAATGTTGAAATGAACCCGTTGCTCCATATACATCTCCACTTGAACTTATGTCTACTGATGCTGTTAAAGGATTAGTGTGAAATTCCCCTTGTACTTGTATTCCATCTGGGCTTACATCTAAATATTGTATACGGTTATTTATTTCTAAACTTACAAGTTCAGATTCAAGAGTTACCCCACTATTATCAACCCCATCTACACATTTAATCCATACTCCTCCATCTTTCCCATCTATTATAATAGCTTCGCTATCATTATTAGCAGGATAAATATAATCATGAGATGATGATATAGATGTAATTATTCCACTTGCACTTATATTACCTGATGCTGTTAAGTTAGTGTTGACATATAACCCACCATTTGGTGAAATTGAAGCAGTTGCTGAACCAGATGCTATTTGAGATAAATTTAAGCCTGTAATACCTGATGCTGGGATATTAGTTAAACCAGATCCATTACCTTCAAAACTACCACTAAAGCTTCCACTAAAGATACCATCTCCAGATTGAGCAAAAGAAGCCGTATCTGCGTAAGAAGAGGATACCTCTTTTATAATTTCGTGTGATGCAGAGACTGCGTAAAAGGCGTAACTTGAAGTTGAAGCATAGCTTGAACTGACTGCGTTTAGAACGTAGGATGCAGTTTGTGATGTTTCTACATAGGAGGCAGTTGATGCATAACTTGATGAATCAATACCTGTTAATTGTGAACCATCTCCATAATAAGTGCTAGCAGAAACAGCTGATGCTGAAATATCTCCTAATACATTTAAATTAACTCCAGAACCAGATATTGTTAGTGACCCGGTTATAAATGCATCGCCAAAATGTGAGCCATCCCAATCTGCTGTTATACCAGTTAGATTTGAGCCATCACCTTGAAATGATCCGGAGAAAGATCCTGATAATGATAAATTATTTCGTAATTGTCCACTTTTAAATTGTCTTGCCATTAATCCCACCTACCATTAATAATTATTACATCTTGTGAATCCAATGTATATCCCATTGTGCTAGTGTCGAAGTCTATAGTTTGTGGAGATGTTTGTAATGGCGTCCATGTATAAAGTACTTTATCTATATATTGTCCATTGATATATACATCAAATTCATTCTTGGTTGCAACTGTTAGATTGACTGGATTTATTGCAGCAGCTTCGGGTACTGTAATTGTATCTGTGTCTACAAATGTTCCTGTCTGATCTGTTAAATTAATAAGATATGATAGTGTGGGTCCATCTATTACAGTTGTGCCATTGCCGTTTTCTGCAACAACTGTGCCGCCTCCTGCTATTCGTTGTTGCGAATCTAATATATCTTGTGGTACTGTTGTAGATCCAAATATATCATCTGTTAAGCTGATTGTATATGCCCATGATAATTTTTTTATTGAAAATCTTTTTTGTACAACAGATTGTCTATATTCTTGCTCTGCCATTAATGTTCCATTAACAGTCAATGGAACAGTACACCTTACTAATCTATCTTCGCCTACAGTGTTGATAGTTTCAAAACTAATTGATCTTATAAATGTTCTATATTTATTAAATTCATTTCCCCAAGCAAATGTCCCATATGGCATAATTTGTTCAATAAGTGTATTCATTTGAGTAGTAAAATCTGTCCATATTAACATATCATATTCTACATCAACGTATTCTGGGACATTGACTGTATATATTTCTGATGGCTTTTTTTGTTCGGTTAATGGAATTGGTATTAACTCTTCTTCATATCGATTTCGTTTATTATACTTTTTTTTATAAAATAACGTGTTGCCGGCTACTGGCCTATTAACGTCTAACTTTTTTAATTCATCTCGTTCTGCTAATGAGTTTCTTTTTAACACAATTATTGGAGATTGTAACATTCCCTTTTCATCTCGCAAATATCCCAGTTTTCTTACATTGTCCCATTTTTCGCCATTAGCGAATATAACGGGGACATTTATCAATTCGCCATTTGCTTCTACTTGTGGTTGTATCTCATTTTCTAGAAACCATTTAATTGCATAATCAATATCATATACTGTTCGCTTTGGTGTCCGAACTACATCATCATCCCTACGAACTTGATCTGCTCTATTTAATATAAGATCTGGCCTAGGCGACTCGCTATTTTTTAATTCAGGTTTATTTGTTTTCCTGTCAATGTTTTGTCTTCTATATCTAGGCATTAATCAAATCCTCTATATGGTTTATCATCTTTTGGATTGCCAAACCGCATTTTTCTAATATTTGTGGGAGTTTGTCTAGTTACATGGGTGTCACATAATACTGATACGCTATAGCCAAATTTATCGCCATTAGGCCATGTTTCTGGATTTTTTCCTACGAAATATTCTTTTGCATCAACATTATCAATTTGATAATATTCTGCATCCCATTTAATTACATCTCCTGCTTCTGGATAAAAGTCTGCTCGCTCTAATATATCTCTAGATATTCCAAATTGTGCAGTTCTGGTATAACTATGTCCATAATCATCCATATTTCCTGTTTTGCCTTCTTTAGTAATAAGTGCTGGAATTAATATTGAGTCGTAATATGCCTTGGAGGTAGATTCTCCATATATATTTGAGTTAGATTGTTCTATTATTAATTTGTAGAATTCAATTTCAGTATCAACTATCGCATTTAATAGTTCTGCGTTAATTGATGCTAAAAATTTTGCATCCCGTTGTGTTCCAAATAAAGCCATTCATTATCCTATATAAATCTTAGTTGGTATTTTTGACAAAATTTCGTTCATTGCATCATTCTCTGCTTGTTGCCTTGTCATCATACTTTCTTTTGTCATTTTTTCCAAAAATTCTCTTAATTGAGTTATGAGTGCATCTTTTTCTGATGTTCCTTGTGATATCAATTCTGGGCCATTTAATGTAACTTCTGCATTTGGGATTGGGACCGTAGAATACTTTCCTCTAACGTAACCTAACATTTCTTTTGTTAATGCCAATGCATATTTTATAATCCAAGCACGCCCCATATCATTAATTTTACTATATTTTTGATACGTATATGGTATATTTGATACATCAGATACTACGCCTGTTAGCGCAGCTGTATTTCCGAATAAAATTGCTTCGTCAGCTTTTTTGTCTTCAAATATAAATTCAAACCAAACATTGTCGTAATATGGTGTTGCAGCTGTGCCTTGCGTTCCTGGCACAGGATATAATCTTATATCGTCGCCATGTAATTCAAATGAAAAATGTGATTTTCGAATTCTATCATTAAATTCGATCGACTGTATTCTCAATAAATCTTGGTGAATTGGCATCATCATAAAATTAACTGATGGTGAAAATCCGCCAAAATCAAAAGAATCTAATAATTGTTGTGACCCCATGCCCGTACCTACAAATGGATCAAAATATCTAACAATCGCTGGTGGAACATTATGTAATACTCTTTTAACTTCAATTGAACTAGTATTTGATAATGTTATTCCTAATGATTTGGATACTGCTGTCCTTATACTATACGACTGTACTCCATCTTGTACTTCAATTGATGCAGAAAACCATTTTAAATTCCCTCCGGAGTCTCCTTCGGTCCCATATGTTTTTGATAGCTTTGTAATATATGATAATGAGCCACCAACTAATGTATCTGAAAAACTGCCTTCTGATAAAAATTGAGATCCTGTATTAATTCCTAATGTATTTAATAAATTGTTAGCTATATTGACTTGGTTAACTTGATTTGAATATTCTATTACCGCAGATTCAAATGCCGTATAAAAGTTTATATCTATTAATTCGACATCCATAATTGGATATCCAACGTTGTTTGCTGCAAATACTGCGAAGCTGTCTGCTTGTTGTTGAAATAGCGCATCACTATCAAAAAAACCAAATGGAGTCTGTCCAGGGCTAAATGATGAGCTTCCGGGCCAGATTGGTTTATTTTCACTGTAATCCATTTGTTTCCTCTTTTATATAAATATGTTTATTATTTTTGATTATTGCAATTTAGTTAATGTAGTTTCTAGCAATTGCATTTCTTCCAATGTTTCAATTTTTCCAATACACAATTTTC